GTCCGTACCCTGACCTGGAGTGGCATTGTTTCCAGAGCCGCCGCCACTCCCACCGTCAGCACCAGCCTGATGACTAGATGCACTTGTCCAACCACCACCTGCACCTCCACCCGTTGCAGTTATAGAATTGAAGACACTATCAGCACCGTTATTACCTCGCCCATAATTAGATCCAGTTTTAGCAGCACCGCCAGCACCAACAGTGACAGTTATATCGCCCGTGCTTGTTATACCTGTATAATTTTCTAAGTATAATCGTCCTCCAGCCCCACCACCACAGCCCGAATTATTTCCGCCACCACCGCCCCCCGCGATAATTAAATAATCAAGCTCTGCACTAGATAGGTCAGAAGCTACTTGAGTAACAGCGAATGTCCCGCTTGAAGTAAACGAATGCACTTTATAGTCACCGTCAGTTGTGATTGTGCCACCCGTTGCAGCATAAAAAACTTCTGGCGCACCAGCCACCGTGCCAAAACCCAAAACTTGATAACCAAAACTCATGTCAATATCCTACGCATCATTCGCTGCATCCGTGGTGAAGAACATTTTAACGCCCAGAAGTCTGACCACACCTGACTGACCGCTTGCGCTTGCATCGTTGTTTATCTGGAAAAAGCACAAATCATTTGCAGCGGGTGATCCAGCAATTGTTACTGCGCCACTTTCGGCAGAAACCATTAGGTCATTTGAAGTACCAGAGTGAGCAAGAGCAGTAGTTGCTATGAGTGTACCAAATGCTGTGTTTATTGTATCATCAGAAGAAACAGCAATGCCACCCAATTGCCATACGACTGTCCCCGTATTTGTTCCAGTAACTGTCCAGAAAGGTTGGTAGGTCACGGTTCCTTCATTCCACGACTTCGGAAAGGCGATTGCAAACTGAGCAAAATCATCAGCCGCCGCTGCAAAATCTAGCACTTTTAAATCAGGGCGAAGGGCAGTCGTTTCTACTTGCGTCAGGTCACTGCATGGATTGGTCGTGCTAGGATACATTGCAGCCGCTGGTATCCAGATGCTTTCTTTCCCTGCGACTTTAGCAGCAACACCACCAACCGTAAGTCCGTCTGTTTCTAACGTTCCATCAATATCCGCGTTGCCTGATATGTCTAAACTTGCAGCGATAATTTCACCACTAGCGTTTATAGCGCCATTAATGTCGATTGTAGTAGCAGCAATCTGAATTTCAGTGTCTGCTACAATATCAAGCTGACCATCCGCAGATGAGTTAATATAAATAGCGGCGTCACGAAACTTTATCTTTTTGTCGGTTCCAACAAGAGAATCTGCGTTACTAGCAAATCCACCATTGAAGACCGTAGCCGCTGTAGTTGTCAGAACTCCGGTGACTAGAGCCGTCGTTGCCATATTCACAGCGCCGTCAATATCTACAGCATCGAGGTTGGTCGTTCCATCTACGTCTAAGTCTGTGCCAACGAACAACTTCTTAGCTATGCCAACACCACCGTCAATAATCAGAGCGCCTGAAGTTGAACTGGTTGAGTCAGTAACAAGATTTAAATTAACCGCGCCGCTTGTATCAAGAGTGGTCACAGTTGCCGCAGCAGCAGCGCCGGACCCAAGAATACCGTCTAGAGTACCAGTAAATCCAGTAGCTGTTATTTGGTCAGTTGCAGTAATAGCATCAACAAACAAGTTAGCCCAACGAACACCAGTTGTACCAAGATCATCAGTGCTGTCTGTGTCAGAAACAATATTTGACCCACTTGTGATTCCACCCGTTGCTACCTGTGTGGCTGTAGTAGTTAGCACCCCTGTGACAAGCAAAGTACTTGCCATATCCACAGCACCATCTATATCCACTACATCAAGGTTAGAAGTACCATCTATATCTATGTCTCCAGCGACAGTTAGTCCCGCAGCGCCAACTAGTTTTAAGTCATCAGCACTAGCGTCCCAAAGCATGTACGCGCTTGCAGCATCCCCAAAGAACTTAACATCGTGGCCCGTGTCATCAACGCCCACCGAGACAGCGCCGTCAAACTGAGAAGCGCCATTGACGTCTAGCGTACCGCTTGTAATCAATCCCGTTGTTGTTAGGGCCGACGCGCCATCGTTAATAAATATATCTGCGACTGTGGCCGTGACAAAGACATTCGCCGTGCCACTAAGCGATATAGCGTTGTCTGAATTAGAGCTTTCCGTAACCGAGCGTGTAAGCGTTGTGCCACTTGCCGTATATGTCCCGCTGCCAATCTCAAAATTGCTTCCATCCTCTATCGCGTACCTGACGGTTTGACCGTTGGTAATACCCGCGTTAGCAAAAGTTTGATAGCCCGTAGAGGCACTGCCCAAGGTAATCGTTCCAGTACCCGTGGTACTGGTGGACATTTTTGCACGATTTCCTAGAGATATTGCCATATTAAGCTATCCTGATAATTGCGTTACTCGCATCAGCCGCAGGAAAAACAATGGTGAAATCCCCAGAAGTTGCGCCCTTGTCCGCGCCAAAGTCTAACACACATACAGATGGATCACCGCTGGCAGCTTCGTTAAAAATCAACGCGCCGCGCACAGAGGATATAGTCACGTTAGAAAACACTTCATCAGCAAAGTCCGTCAAAGCCGTTGTGCCGCTAGTCGTAGGCGTCACACTGGTTAAGAAGTTGCCTTTAGCGGTGTAGTTTGTGCCAGTAATTTCGTTGGTAGAAGTATACGCCGTTGTAGCCGCTGTGAAACTTGCGCTGTTGTTATACAAAGCCAATTTAAATTGGTCACTCGCCGCAGTAAAATTATGTGTAGCTGTCATTAATTCTTTTTTAAATGAAGTACACAGGAAGTTGCCCGTAAAAGCCATTACATTTTCCTTATATATTCGGCCAACGTAGGATGACCAGCGTCTTTGATTGCATTATATACCGTAGTCCGGTCGCTTTGAATAGCCTGTTTCATATAGATGACTAGCAGCTTCTCAATGCTATCACGGTATGCAATAGCCTGATCCCGCAGAGCGGGGTGCGCGTCTTCTGAGAACGCAACAATCTTCCCAACGCAACGGTGTGCCACTTCTTCGGGCGTAGAGCCACGATTATTGGTTGTTTGCACATCAACCTTAAACTCTCCGAAAGCCATGTTGTTCATGTTCTAGCCTTCCTGATTGGGCCATATCGATACTCATCTGCAATCTCTTGACCCTCACCCAGGTTTTTAAGTCTTGCAAGACCTTCCCTAAAACGACCCTCATACAAAGTCATGAGGTTTGGATCCCCCTTCATATATGTGTACGCCTCAGACAAACACCCGTACAACAAGGTCATTCTACCATCATCACTGAGCCAAGAGGTTGTTGCGTCTGTCCCAATCGAGGCCAATGTTCCAGTGGCTCCGCTTGTTCCACCTGTAATGGTTTCTCCCGCTGTATAGCTACCTCCAGGGATGCGAACATTAATTACTGTGGATGAAGCTACATTTCTCACCAAAGAAGATTGACCACTTGTTCCCCCCGTTACTGTTTCTCCAGCAACAAATGTTCCGGTTACGCTAGTCATGGTTAGTAAGAAGTTACTTTCGGTAAGGCTAGTTGGGCGGTACAGATACGCTAGCTCGGAAGCGTACCCTGAATTTGGAGTTGGCCCTATGATAAAATGGTCATCATCAAACTGAGCGTAGTAAAGAGGAACCCCCGTAGTCGCAGGGTCCGGTGTATACGTTTGTACAAAATCTAAATCTTTAAACAGAAGGAAACTTTTAGTGCTATCCGTGTTTATTATGCTTAACGAAAACGGGGCAAGAAAGTCCGAGGGCGCCGTTAGGTATTGATTTCCAGAGGTCATAACCCCCGAAGCATTCCTTTGAAACACAGACAGTTGTACGTTCTTTAAGATACGTTCTTCCGTCATTTCAATAAACAACGGCAAGTTACGAACAAATCCCGCCTCGTCGTTATCCGTATAATCTTTAATTGCGGTCTTTAGGGTTGTGTATGTAAAACTCATGTTTCTACCGTGACCTCTCCTACAGAAGCATCAGCCCTCATCGGGTTTGACGTAAGTGCTTCATCCCCGGTAAACCCAACAGGGTTCCAACCGTATTGAATGTTTCGTTGCTCCGCCAAGCCAGATTCTGGACGAGGGTTCTTTAACGCTTGCGGATCGGGGCCAACTCTTGGAGGGTAAAGTTGCGGATGCTTGGGCTCAAATTCATCCTTACCCACTTTAGCGCCGGTCCACTCAACGCGCATGTCTTTCAACCGATACCGAAACCCTGATCGATCTGATATTCCATAAGCATTTTTATCAGAAGCGTATGCCATGCTAGACCCTCAAGTATTGGAAGCTAGGCTGTAGTTTTAATGGAACTCTTGCTTCGTCTTCATCTGAGGCTCGTTGGAACTCTTCCTCATAGACAGTCTTTAGCATTTGAATACGGTCTGGAGTTCTCTTCATTGCGATGTAATACGCCAAGCCAGCAACCATACATGGGTAAAACCTAAAAGGCATGTCCGTTGTATTAACCAGCGTATCTGCATCATCAATGCGGCGAACATAATGATAAACCAGTTGATCTGTAGAGTTTTCAGGTGTTGCCCAAAGGTTTATGATAGGCGTAATCTGACGATCAAAATAAAACTGGCTGGGCCGACCCTGAGTAGTCTTGTCAGGAAGAGTGACATATTCCCCACGACTAATTCTTGTAATCTCAAAGTCTGTTCCATCGCGGCGCAG